GCCTCCTTTGCATCCTCTTCAAGCTGCTTTTGGTAAAGCAGCTCCAGCTCGTCGTCTGCAAATCCCATCTTTTTCAGATTCAACGCCGCCTGAAAGTTTTCCACAAAGTGCGGGTCATCTAATCTGAGCTCAAGCATCACTCATCGCCTCCAATGCTTTCTCCGCCTCCTCACGGGTCAGGAATACGGTTTTGCCAACGTCTGCGCCATCATTACGCAGACGATACGCGCAGAACCCGTCCGGCTTTCGATTGCACGTTGACATACACAGATTATCCTCATCCGTGCAAACAGCTCTGATGTCCGGGGCTTCAAGCGCCATTTCTCGTGGCACATTGTCACGGCCGGTCACCCATAGCGTATCGCCCACCTTGCACGGCAGCACCACCAGCCGACCGGCCTTGTCGGCCTCCATCAGCGCGACAATGCGCTTAAATGTCACGCCCTTACTGATTGCCTCATCCTCAAACGTCTTGTAATTGGCGCACGTCGCAGGTTCCAGCCCCGTGTCCTCGTAGGCGGCAAGGCGCTCAACGCCTTCCTTTTTGAATCCACCATGTTTTTTCATCATCGGGAATCCGTCTTTATCACGGTATGTTAGCCGTTCCATCACTCCTCCTCCTGCATGTGCAAAGCCTTACAGACTTCCTGCGATTCCTCGCAGGCAACTAAAACCTTCATCTCAATACCTCACTCCGATGTAATCCAGAACCCGACCGTAGCCCAGTCCCTTTTCGTTGGGTTCCCATAGCCCGTCCGTGTCCCATTCCCCGCCGCCGATGCAAAAGTCATAGTGCTTCGGGTGCGTGTGCTTCATGCGCTCAAAACGATTCTCGCCTTTTTCGAGATGAGCACCGAACGCGCAGAACATGCAGCCCGTGCGTTGGCAACCCGTGCAGTGCAGCTTGCAGTCGATCAGCGTTTCCGCATAGTCGTTCTCACCGTCGCTGGCCACGATGTCGCCATATACGCTGGCGATAGGTAGCTCTCGGTCTACGATAAATCGCAGCACGTCCTGCTCCGTCCAGAAGCTCATGGGCTTAGATAAGGGGCGCCTTCCTTCAAAGGCGTTGCAGCCGGTTTTGCGCCATTTTTGCATCCGCAGAAGACTTTCCTCCGCCATTGTTGCCGTCATTGGCTTGACATCCGCTCGGTGCTCATAGCTCTTTGATGGGGACTTTTTCATAATTCCACAACACTTGTCTGATATGAGGAATGGAGCCGAAAGCAAATACGCCCACTTTTCGCAGTTGTATATGCTCTTTTCCCCATCGGTGCGAAAGACTTCCCCACGCAATAGCTTCATACTTCGGCTATTTGGTGAACGCCGCGCGGTTTCTATCCGGTGCGCTACGTCTTTACCGATGATGCTGTACCCGTACTTCGTCACCACCTGCCGGATGGTCATCTTCGGACGCAGCCGAGTAAGGTTGATCGTCACGCGAGGAAACTCCCTCCGCAGCCAATCCGCGTATTCGTTTACGAACTTCTGAATTTCTGGATATTCCAGCCCCGTATTGATGAATACGAGGTTCAGCGGCCACGGCGGCGTGCGGAAATGTGAGAGCCAGTTTGCGGCAAGGTAGGCCAGCACGGTTGAATCCTTGCCGCCGGAAAAGCTCACATAGACTTTCCCGCCCCATGCTGTGAACCACTCCTCGATCTTGCCGTAGGTGATGATCTCCTTATACTCGGTGTCAAGGGACATCAGCTCTTTGGCTTTCTCGGGCAGGATCGGCGTGTTGGTGTATTCTGTCATGTCTCCTCCGGCAAGCGCTCCGTCACGGGGATCCACCGTGTCCCCTCCTGCGCCACGGCGATCTCTTCGTTTTTCATGTTTATCCTCCTATCGGTTCCGCTTTGAATTTTTTGCCCATGCCGGGCACCTTGACGTTGGGGTAGCGCTCCTCACGCGGCACGAAGTCCTCCGGGTGGTCGCGGCAGATGTACCGGAGCCGCTGGTCGAGCTGCTCGAACCGCGCGTCGCTCTCCACGCCGTAGGCGAGGCACTCGTGAAAATACTCGCCGTGCTTCTCCGCGCGGTGGATGATGCGCATGATCCGGTCGTGACCAAAGCCTTCCTCATTGAGGGCAAGGCACATCATGTCCACGTTGAACTGCTGCCCGACCAGCGCCCCGTAGTTGAGCAGCTGCCGCCGCAGCTCCGCCTGCTCCTTTGCGTAAGCGTTTTTCATGCGCCCTCCTTGCCCCATTGCTCCGCCATTGCTTTAGCAATGCCAGGGAACGTCTTCGCGCGATTTTTCGCGCGGTCTTTCGTGAACATCCCCTTGTGCTGCGTCCCGTGCCTGTGACTGTAGCTCCCGCTGGGGCACCATGTTGCTTTCGGCTCAACAATGTCGGTTGGTTCCAGCGGCGGCAGATTCTTGAGCCACAGACATGTGCATTTCGTGTACGGATGCCCGAATTGATATGGCTGAATTGTCTGTGTGTATTCCGGCAGTGCGAACACGCGGCTCGGTATTGGGTTTTCTACCGCTATCCGCGGAATATCCGAAAGCCAAAATCGCATGAAAAAGTCTCTTGCTTGAATACCGAGCATTACGCGGGAGGATTGCAATTGATGCCCTTTCCAAAGATGCCGAGCTCCGGCGTTGCTTAAATATGTACACGGAGGATGGGCTATCAGCAAATCCCACCGCTCAACTTCATGCGCGCATCCGTCCATTGTAGTCACTTGCCCCCCTTGGATAGCTTTTAGCGCGTCACCGAGAATGTGCCATTCCGGACGCCCTCCAGACGGCTCTTGTATATCGCAGGAATACGCCTCGTGTCCTATAGCGCGGAACGCCTTGCAGACTTCCTGCGATTCCTCGCAGGCAATCAAAACTTTCATACCTTGCCTGCTTTTCCGCGCTCGCACTCGGCGAGCGGCGTCCAGCGGTCGCATTGGCACGCGAGGATATCGTCCACCGTCGTCCCCGCGTCCGTCGAGATGAATGGGTAATCCTCATCCGCGCCGCCGGCGCAGCGGGCCACGAGGTAGCTGCTGCCGCCAAGGCCGGTCTCATAGCTGAGCACGACCAGCGCGCCCTCGATCGGCCAATGCTCCGCGTCGAGCGGCAGCCACTCCGGCGCGCAGAGATCTACGCTGAACAAGGCGGGAAGCTTTGTCGCGGGGCGTTCCGCCGGGGCGGCCGCCGTGCGGCTCCGGACGAACTCCTGCACGTCCTTGATCGCGTAGCTCCGGTGGTTGTCGATCATCCAGTCAAGCAGACGATACTGCGTCTCGTCGTCCATGCGGGCGATCTCGAGCGCCGCGGCTTCGGGAAGCTCGCCCGCCTCCCACCTCCTGATGATGCCCGGCACCTTGAGGCCCTTTTTAATGACCTGCAGGTTGCCGACCTTCGTCGCGTTGATCTGCATCTCCTTGGCGATCCAGTCACGCAGCCCGACCGGGAACGCCTCGCCGGCCTTTTTGCGCCGGATGTAGGTTTCCTTGAGCTTTTCTGCCTCCTGCGCGAGCAGCGCGTTGGACTTCACGCGCTGGCGGTTGGCCTCGATCACCGCGCACAGCTCCTGCTCCTCCGTCATCGCGGGCAGCACGCGGCAGAGCACGGTGGAGAACTGCTTCGCGATGGCCTCGTCCCGGTTCGCCGCGAGCAGCCGCAGCGCCGCCATGCGGCTGTGGCCGGAGATCAGGCGATACTTGCCGTCCTCCGCCGGCACGACGGTCGGCGGCTCCAGCAGGCCGTTGGCCTGAATGGACTCCATCAGCGCGCCGAGCGCGTTGTTGTCCGGGCGCGGGTAGAAATTGCGCGGATTGTCGAGGATGTCGCCGAGCGCGAGCTCCATCGTCGTGCCCGATTCGGGCACGGCCTCGGGCAGCGTCGTCGCGAATTTCGTGATGTCAAACTTTTTACCTGCCATGTTAAACCTCCTCCATCAGCTCGCCGGCAAGGCAGCGGTAATCGACCGCCGCGCTGCTGCGCGGGCTGTACTCCCGCATCGGCGAGAGCGTCACCGTGCTCTCCGGCACCTTGTCCGTGCGCCGGATCTTCGTGCGGTACAGCGGCACGCGCTGCGACCGCAGCAGCTTCTCGCACTCGCCCACCACCTCCGCGCTGCGCGTCTGCGTCAGCAGCACGCGGGACCGCAGCCCCGGACAGGCCGCGCTCAGGCCGCGCAGCTGCGCGGTTACGGCAAACACGCCGTCGAGCGAGAACTTGTCGGCAAGCGCGGGGATCATCACCTCGCGCACGCTCAGCAGCGCCGCGACGCTCGCAAGCGTGTAGCCGGGCGGGCAGTCGAAGATCATCCAGTCCACCTCGCCGTCCGCAGCCGCGGCCTCGGCGAAGTGACGCAGTCGTTCCGGCGCGCTCACGCCGTCCTTGATCGCCTGCAGGTCGAGCTCGTAGAGGTCGGAGCTGCTCGGCAGCAGGTCAAGCCCCGGTCGGATCGGCACGAGGTTGTCGCTCCACAGCGGCTCGCAATCGCCCCGCAGCACGTCCGCCGTGGTGACCAGCTCCAGCTTGTCTGCCCCCGGCAGGAAAAAGCGCGTCAGGTTCGCCTGCCCGTCGCAGTCCACCAGCACCACGCGCTGCTTGTAGTCCGCGACGAGGATGTCGGCAAGGTTGATGGCGGTGACGGTCTTGCCGACGCCGCCTTTGTTGTTCATGATCGCAATGGTTTGCATAGCCTTTTCTCCTGTCTGTCTCTGTCAAAATTTAAAGCCCTCGCGGACCTTGACGCCGCCGCCGAGGTCGGCCTCGACGAGGAACCAGCGGTGCGCGCGGTTGATGTACACCACGCGGCCGGGCAGCAGCCGCGGAAGCTCCCGATGTCCGGGGCCGATGGCCGCGCCGATGTCCGCCAAAATGGCGTGGGTATCTCCGATTCTTGGCATGTCGCTTCTCTCTTTCTCTCGTTTTTTTTCAGAACGGCGCGTTTTTGTCCTCCGGCAATTCTTCGAGCGCCATCTGACCGGGCGCTTCGCCGTCCGTTTTCTCCTTCCGGCCCTTCTCGTCATCGCGGGTGTAGGGCGCAAAGGTCTGGTGCCTGCCGTCAAAGGCAAACACGCCCTTGCCGCGCCGGCCCTCCTTGCTCTTGGCGATCTGGATGACGCGGCACTTCTCCTGCGAGTAGTTCTGCTTGGGGTCGGGCCGGTAGATCATCACGATCAGGTCCGCGTCCTGCTCGAACTGGCCGGTCTCCTTGAGGTCGTGCATATCCGGCGCGCGCCATGCCCCGCGCTCGGGGCGGCTGAGCTGCGCCAGCTCCACCACCAGCACGCCGCGGCTCTGGGCGAAGGTGTGCAGCGCGCGGGAGACGGTCGCCATCTGCTCGCTGCGCAGATCGCGCGGATTGCCCTCGGGGACGACCAGCTGCACATAGTCGACGAAGATCACCTCGTAGCCGTAGGTGATGGACTCCGCCATGATGTCGCCCGCGGTCATGCCGCTCGCCTGGATCACGTCAAGCCGGCGCTTGACTGCGTCCTCCGAGCAGACCGCGAAGGTGCCCCAGTCGCGGTCGGTCAGGCGGCTGCGCTTGATCGCGTCGAAGTCGATCTTCATGCCCTGCGTCACGATGCGGTCGCCGATCTTGCCGGCGGACGTTTCGAGGCTGAAAAAGCCGACCTTTCGCGTCTTCGCCATGTGGTAGGCCATCATCAACGCGAGCGCGGTCTTGCCGTCGCTCGGGTAGCCGCCGAGAACTACCACGTCGCCCGCGCGGATAAAGCTGTTCTTGTCCAGCACCTCCAGCCCGAAGCCCACATAGTCCGCGGCTGCGCCGCTCGCGTGGCGCGCAGAGAAGTCCTGCAAAAGCTCCAGCATCGGCACCACCTTCACGCCGCGCCGCGAGGTCATCTGCGCTTGCAGCTCCGAGAGCAGCGGACGGACGTCGTCGAGCGTAGCCGCGCCGTTGATCTGCGCCGAGAGAGCGCGGATGCGGCCCAGCGCTGCCTGCTCGCGCATAAGCTGCGCATATTCGCGCCAGCTCGCGCTCGTGGGCGTGACCTCCATCAGGTCGATGAGCTGTTGCTGCTGCGGCGAGCCGGAGGCATAGCCGAGCTTCGCGTTGATCGTGATGGCGTCGGCGTGCCCGCCCTCGCGGAACACCTCGCGCGCCGCCTGGAAGATCAGCCGGTTGGCTGTGCTGGTGAAGTCGCGCTCGTCCACCTCGGCGAGCACCTGACTGACGATGCTCTCGTCGATCAGCATCGCGCCGAGCACGGCGCGCTCGGCTTCCAAACCGGCGCTCGGCTGCGCGTCTACTCGGCCCATGTCCACCCTCCGTCCTGACTATCCGGCGGCGGCTCAAGGCGGCGCACCGGCTGCGCCTTGGCGCTCTGCGCGGGCCGCTTGGCCTTGGCATCCTCCCAGCGCCGGCCGTTGAGGAAGGTCGAGGCATACGGGATGCCGACGCCGTCCCGCCACGCGGGCGAAGCCTTGAGTATCTGCAGCGCTCGGCCTATCGTCTCGATCAGCGCGTCGTCTGGCTTGAGCTTGTCCCAGGCGCGGACCGCGCCCATACGGTTCTCCCCGCGGGGGTAGTAGGCCCAGAAGCCCTCGAAGCGCTCCGGCTTCCATGTCGGCGTCGTTTTGCTGCGCTGTTTTCTCGGCTCCGCGCCGTCCCCCTTGGGGGGATTATAGGGGGGATTATTATAAGCTTTAGTCTCTACGTTCTTACTTTGTGTCGCGGAAACCGATAACGGTTTTTCACGTTGTCGTGTTTCGCCGATATCGGCATTTCCGGACAACGGTGATTTTAAGGGTTCACCGTCGTACTGGTTTCTGGACAACGGTGGTTTTTCCTGCAGGACATACACGTTCTTCGCAAATTTGCCGCCGTCGTCGTGAGCCTGCTCGCGCAGCAGGTAACCAGCCTTCTCCAGCAAGCCGACCAAGCGCCTGACCTGAGCAAGCCCCACGCCGCGCTCCTTCGCCATGCCGGAGATGGTGAACTCCCAATCGGGAGGCTTGTCCAGCATATAGGTCAGGAATCCGAGCATTTCAAAGCTCAGGCGCGTGTCTCGGATCGCGGACTTATACAGGACGGTAAACGGCTCACGATGGCCGGACTTTATTACGCCCTCGCTCATACTTTCCTCCATCCAAATAGACGATGATCTTCATCAGCCGCTCCGTGAGAGACGTGACGCCGACGAGGATCAGGAAGATGTCCAGTCCCGTCATGCGCGCGCCTCCCCTCGGAAAGTGTTGACATTCGTCTGTTTCTGCGATATACTGTGTTTGCAATGGTTTTCAGAGCTCCTGCTCTGGGGACGGGAGCGCTTCGAGGTGCCAGCCTCGGGGCGTTCTTTTTTTGCGTCCGCGTAGATCACCTGATACGCCGCGGCGATGGTCTCGCGCAGGTCCTGCACGATGGTGTCGAACTCCGGGCGCTCCGCGTCGTCGATCACGCCGTCCTCGGCGATGCGGAGCAATCCGGCCAGCCGATCCGCTGCGTCGCGCAGGCGGTTGGTCAGCGAGATGGTCGCCATCGGCAGAGGCTTGGGCTCCAGCTCCGGCAGGATGCCGAGCCGGTCGGTCGCCTTCGCGTGCTCCAGCGCCAGCCAGCTCACGCCGTAGACCTCGCACATCCGCGCCACGGTCTCGTCCGGCGGTGTGAGCCGTCCGCCCTCGTAGCGCTTGAGCGTTTCGGGCGAGATGTGCAGCCGCTCCGCCGCCTCCTCCTGCGTCAAAAGGGTCGATTTACGCCCTCTTTGATAGATATTTGGGTATAACGCTGCCATTGTCTTTCGTCCTCCTTTGTGGTAATGTCGAATCACCAGGTAGCCATCCACCGCGCAAGCGGCACGATGGGAATGATGTACTTCTTGCCGACCTTCTTGGCCGGAAAATCCTTGTCGCCGAGCAGCGCCGCGCGGTCAAGACCGAGGAGCTTACTGCTCTGATCCAGCGTCAGCACCTCCTGCCCGGCAAACTGCTCGCGCAAAGACTGCAGCTGATCGCGGAACGCCTCGCGCTCTCGCATGGCCTATCCCTCCTCACTTTCCTGCGGCCAGCGCTCTCGCGTCTGCCGCGCCCTTGGCCGCCACCGCGGCCCTCGCCGCCTCGCTCGCCGCGCGCAGCGTCTCGTCGTCGTAGAGGTCGTTAACCTCACACTCCAACAGCGCGGCGATGGTCGGCAGCTTGTCTGCCGTCGGCATGGCCGCACCGCTCTCCCACCGGCTGACCGCCATCTTGGTCACGCCGAGCCGGCGGGCCAGTCCGTACTGGCTTACTCCGCGCGCCTCGCGCAGCTCCCGGATGCGGAATCTTGTCAATTCTTGTCACGTCCTTTCTCTTGATTTTGCGTGAAATTTGTGTTATACAGTAAATTGTAAGTTTACTGCTTTGGGGATGGACCGCTATGGACCTTTTGAGCAAACCGGAGCGCGAGCTCCTGGAATGGCTTGAAAAACAGGATTCGCCGGTGCTGGTCGATAAGCTCCTGACTGCGCCGAGCTATGACCCGGAACGGTGCCGGTTGCTCGTAGATCGTGGACTGGTGTCCCCGGTTATCATGGGCTTAACGGCCACTGCGTATAAGATCTCCGACAAAGGCCGCGCCGCGCTGGAATCCTCAAATCTAACGCTTGACAGCAACAAAAGGTCCAAAATCGCGCTTGCCGTGTCGATTATTGCCGCAATCATTTCTCTTGCCGCTTTTGTGCGGAGCTTTTTCGTCTAAACGAAAAAGCTGAAGATGAAAGCCGCCAACGACAACAGAAGAGCCGCAAATGAAAGAATCAGCTGTGCCCATGATCCGTCGAAGCGCTTCACCGCTTCGCACCTCCTTTCCTTTCGTGTAAACCTTGCGTTTACCTTGTATGCCTATCTTAAATCCAATATTTTGGATTGTCAATACTGTAATATCCCATTTTTGAAACTTTGTGCAAAATCTCAAATATTGGATTAGGAGTTGCCCGAATGGACGCAAACGTCTTTGTGCAAAACGTAAAAAAATACTGTGCGATAAAAGGTGTTGCCCCTACGGTTGCCTGCCGAGAAAGTGGTGCAGGCAAGAGCTTGATGAGCCAAGTCGCGCAGGGGATTGTTCCGTCCGTCGCAAAGGTGCAGCTGCTCGCACAGTACCTCGGCGTGACCACGTCCGACCTGCTCGGCGAGCAAAACGAAAGCAGCCCGCCCTCGGATGAGGACAGGCTGCTGGCCGGGTATGACGCGCTCAGCGCGCGGAATCGGGAAAAGCTGGAGGAATATCTGGACCTGCTGCTATCGTCTCAAGATAGGCCATGAGACGCCCACGGTTTTCCGGCGTAAGCCGCCGGTATTTCTCGATGAGGCGTTGGTGTAACTCGGTCAAGTCCTGCGGCGCGCTGTGCTGATCTGACATGTCTATGTACCTCTCTTTACTCGTATTTTAGACCGGCCAGATATTCCATTGTAAAGCGGCCCCGCCGCCCCTGCAACTGACGACGGGGCCTGCGCAGGCGAGCTGACACCTCCGGAGCGCCTGCGTGTATTTTTACCATAGCACCTTTTTTGACAAGATTCTGTCGAAAAAGGCAGAGAAACCGTTAAATTCCCGTTAACCTGCGGGAAAATATAAAAAATTGTGCCCGATTCGGGCACGGAAAGAAGGCAGGTATGGGCTTTCGGTTTCGCAAGAGCCTTAACCTCGGCCCCTTGCGCATCAATTTTTCAAAGTCCGGCATTGGCTACAGTGTCGGCAACAAATTCGCCCGCGTGACCAAAAAGGCCAACGGCGGAGTGCGCACGACCGCGACGATCCCCGGAACGGGCATCAGCCACGTGAAAGAGTACGGCGCGAAGCAGACCGGCGCGGCGCACGGCGGCTCGCCGAACGATTCCGGAGGAAGTCTGTTCAAACCGCTCCTTCTCGGCGCGCTGACGGTCTGCCTGCTCATATTCGCCGTGGTCGGCTGTATGCCGCATAGCGAAGATCCAGAGCCGGACAATGCACAGGCGGTCATACAGGAACAGCAGGAACAGCAGGAGCAGGTGAACGAACAGACTCCGCAAACAGACGCAGAGACACAGCCCGACGAAACGCCGGGCGATATCCAGGCGCAGCCGGAGCCTGACCCGACGCCCGCGCCCGATCCGGTAGTTGAACCGAAACCTGACCCGCAGCCCACGCCGGAGCCGCAGCCCATACCCGAGCCCGAGCCGCAGCCGGAGCAGGCCGAGCCGGCCCCCACGCTGACGCCGGAGCAGGCCTTCCGTGAGAGCTTAAAACAATACGCCTACGTTGGCAGCTCTGAGAGCGATAAATACCACCGGCCGACCTGCCGCTGGACCAGCAAGATCAACGACGGCAATCTCGTTCACTTTGATTCCGCCGAAGAGGCGCAGGCCGCAGGCTACGAGCCGTGCGGCACCTGCAATCCCAAATGACACACGGCCGCCACCCGGCAGGGCGGCGGCCGTTCCATTTTCGCGAAGGGAGGCGGCGCGATGCCGAAATATCCCAGCTATTACATCCGACCGGACGGTCTGCATGAGACGATCCTCCGCATCAACGGCAAGCGCAAGGCCTTCCGCGGGAAAACCGACAAGGAAGTATGGGAAAAGGTCAAGGCGTTTGACCGAGCCCAGCTGCAAGCGGAGATCGACGCGGAGACGACCTTCTCGAGGATCGCAGAGCAGTGGTGGGATGAAGCCGAGCCGAAGCTCGAGCCGAACTCGGTGAAAAACTATAAGCCGGCATTGCGCCGAGCCGTGGAGGAATTTGGAGCGCGGCAGGTCGGCAGTATCACCGCCAAAGAGATCGACGCATTTATTCGGGACTTCGCCGCCGCGCGGGCACGAAAGACCGTCGCCATGCAGCTGCAGGTTATCCGCCAGATCCTGCGCTGGGCGGAGCTGCAGGGAAAAACAAATTACAATCCGGCACAGGCCGTCCGCGTGCCGCGCAATCTCCCGCAGACGCGGCGCGAGGCCCCCGACAAAGACCAGATCGCCAAGATCAAGGCATCCACGAATATGCCCTTTGGCTTGCTCCCGGCGCTGATCTACTACACCGGCTGCCGCAGGGGAGAGGCGCAGGCCTTAACCGGAGCCGACATTGACCGCAAAGCCATGCGCGTGCATATCCGCCGGTCCGTCTATTACGACCACGGCGCGAAGATCAAGGAACCAAAGACAGCCGCCGGTGTGCGAGAGGTCCCGCTCCTGCCCGCCTTGGATGCGCTTCTGCCGAAAAAATTGCCGCAAGGGTATCTGTTTGCCGAGCCGGACGGCTCGCTGCTGACAGACGGCGATTTCCGCAAGCTTTACAAGGCGTACTGCGCCGCCAGCGGCGTGACGGTCTCTCTGCATCAGATCCGGCATGGCTACGCAACCGCACTGTTTGAGGCTGGCGTAGACCCAAAGACGGCGCAGAAGCTGCTCGGTCATGCGAAGCTGTCCACGACAATGGACATCTATACGCACGTCTACGGTGACGCGATCGCCGCCGCAGCGGAGAAGATGAAAAAGAGCTTTTGACCAAGCCTGTGAACACAGTTGCAAACACAAAATGCGCAGAATGCCTGATATGCAAGGGGCGAAATAGAGTTTCCTCCTCTCGTTCGTTGTAGAATGAAAATCCCTGATATTGCTGAATATTTCAGCAATATCAGGGATTTTCTCCGTTTTCATCTTGCTCGTTTCTGCCCGTTTTTGCCCGTTATGGGGCGTGCTGTGAACACAGCGGCGAACACAGACAATCAATCCTTGCCCTTGACGATGCCGCAGTAGTAGGCCGCCATCTTGGGCTTGGGGCCGGGGCCGTCCTCGTCGAGGAGGAAGGCGCGGGCGAGCTCCGCGAAGAACTCCGGCGTGGCGACGCCGAAGTGGGAGGCGACGCCGTAATAGTCGGAATACATCATGTTTACGGCGATCCACCAGCACCAGGGCGAGACCTCGTCGCGGCTCACGCCGAGGCTCTCGGCGAGCGAGGTGGTCTGCTCCATGCTCCAGTGCGCGCCGGTGCTGCCGTCCGTGTTGCGCATGTGCTGCGCCCACTTCTCGGCGTCCGCCTGGGTAAAGTCGCCGCAGGTGCCCGCCTCCGCGGCCTTGAGCATGGTCAGACACTCCCACATCGCCATGATGCCCTGCGCAGAATTGGGCGAGGGCGGCGTCTGCGTCATGTAGGACTGGATGCTGCGCTCGAGCTTGGGAATATACGCTTTGAGCTGCTCATGCAGATTTTCCATCGTCTGCCTCCTCTCCGGCCGCGGACGCCTGCACGGCGTCCTTGACCTTTTTAAGCGCCGCGTCGCCGATCTGGTTGCCGATGCTGCGGCCCGTGGGTGTCGAGACCATCGCGCCGAGCAGCATACCGATCAAGAGCTGCATCATAGCGCACCTCTCAGATCCGCTGGACGCGCAGCGCCACATTTTCGACCGACGCAGCGGCGCCGGTGAGCACCAGCGTCAGAGCGGAGCCCGCCGCGCAGCAGACCTGCCGCACGAGAGCCGTGATGTTGAGGTCAAGCGCATCGTCCGCGGCGGCGGCGGTCGCCGAGGCGGTCGCGCCGGGGACGGCCACGCCGTCCTTAAAGAGCGTGACGGTAACGGTGCCGACAGCGGTGGGGGCGACGGTGAGCGAGGCGTCGACGTCGTAGTAGCCTGCGGATTGATTGCCGCCGGTGATGTTGACGGCGTTGCCGTTGAGACTGACGTCGCAGCCGTAGCGGCGGATGAGGCTGCCGAGCGGGATGACGCCGCCGACCGCGACCGCGGAGGGCGTCTGCATGGCAGCATAGAGAGCGGATTTACAGGACATTTTGATGTCTCCTTTCAAAATTAAGATAGGCGGGGCATTTGCCCCGCCTGCTTCCCGGCCTGCAGGGCCTACCATATTCCCCGTGCGGGGAGCATGGTCTTAGAGGTTGGTGCTGCCGTTGCAGCCGCAGGTCGCGGGAATGATCTGCCCCGCGCCGGTGGCGGCCACGCCGTAGAGGTTCGGCTTGGTCAGCATACGGCACTCGATCGAATCGAGGCGGCGGTTAAAGCCGCAGCAGCAATCGGAGATCTTCGCGGCCAGAGCGTCGGTCTGCTCCTTGGTGAAGATGCCGTTCTTGAGGCTCTGGTTCTCCATCTTGAGGTCAAAGATGGTCTCCTGCAGGCGCTGCTCGTAGATGCGGCTTGCCTGCGAGGTGATGGCCTCCGTGCTTGCGTTGATGGCCGCGCGGGTGTTGCTGCTCTGCTGCTCAATGAGATACTGCGTGCGCGCCGCGTCGACGATCCCCTGCTTTTCGACCTGGCAGTTGCTCACGCGGTTGCAGCCGCCCTCCTGCGCGGGGTAGGGGTTTCCGCTGCGATTCCAGCCCCAGCCGCCGCCGAAGTTGCCGCCGAAGAGGGCGACGACCACGATGATGACAAACAGGACTGCGATCCAGCTCATACCGGTGCTGCGCTCTTCCATGTGTTCGTGCTCCTTTCACAAAATATTTATTCCTACGGCTGCTTGAGCCGGGGGAATTTTGTGGACTGCCCCGCTTTGCCCTTTTGCGGGGTCTGTGAGGCGTTCTGCGCGCCGCCGAGTATTTTATTGGCGTCGGAGCGCAATGCCTCCGGCGTCGTGCCGAGGAGGCCGCACAGGGCCTTCGCCTGCATCGTGCGCCCGTAGCGCGCGTAGAGGCTGTTGGCGATGTTGGGGTCGATGCCAAGGCGGCGCGCCGTGCTCTGCACGCCCTCGAGCGTGTCAGCCGTCCCGCTGATCGCCTGCTCCGCTCTCGCCGCCGCGCCTTGCAGGTCGGCGCTGGGGAACATTCTCGCCGCTGCCGCTAAGAGTTGCTTGAGGTCCATTTTCCTTCAGCTCCTTTACTTGATCGGTCAGATTTTTGATGACCGCGGCCATGTCGCTCATGGCCGACTGCATCTCGCCCATCAGCTCTTCCTGCGTCTTGGGCGGAGTGATGACGCCCAGCTCGACGAGCTTGTCGTAGTACTCCTGCGTGGTGGCCTCCAGCTCGGCATAGGCCGAGGCGGTCCTGCCGATGAGCTGCTGACGGTTGCCGAAATAGTCTACCTGATAGATCTCGCTGCCGTCGATGGCGACCATCACGCAGCCGCTGCCGGAATAGCCGGCGATCGCAAATTGCTCCATGCGCTGCACCTCCTTTTGTTCTGCCTCTATCGTACCGCGGTTTTCGCCTTGAGAACTGCCCTCAAACTGCCCGCGTTCTGCCCTGCCCATAAAAAAAAGAGCGCCGACGATTAGTCGGTGCTCTCGTTTTGTCCGTCTGCGATTTTGCGGTAGGCGCGGCGGCGCAGCTTGGCGAGGCCGTCCACGCTGAGGTGGAGCAGCTCCGCCGCCTGCACGCAGGACCGCCCGCGCACGTCGCACTCGATGAGGCTCGCGGCCTCGTCGGGCGGCAGGTCGAAGGAACGAATGTAGGAAATGGCCCTGCGCGGAGCCATCGCGGAAAGTTGAGCGCGGATCTCTCTGTGCTGTGTGTCCATAGAGGCACCACGGCTTGCAGGCGCCCACGCGAGGGGAAGTGTTGCAGACTTCCCACCGGTTTTCCTTTCCGTGCCCGAATCGGGCACAAATCATTTTAGGGCCTTGAGGATGTACGCGGCAATGTACTCTCCCCACGCCTTCTGCGTCGCGGGGCCAAACGAGTTATCCACATCCAACGCATAGCCGCAGGCGTTTAGGAACTCTTGAAGCTTGCCGACCGCCTCGCCCTTATCCCCACGCACAAGCACGGTCTTGTCCGCTGGGTATTTCGGCACGCCGAAGCCGCGGATATAGCGCCCGTTGACGGGGATGACGCGGTACGCGCACTCGTGCTCCTTGCCCTTGTTGCCCTCGAACACCGTGAAGCTCTGCCCGTCGCAGGCGGTCACGATGCCCGTGTGGTTCGGCGCGCCGGTGCAGTCCGTGAGGGCGTAGTCCTTGCGGTCGTTCCAGCAGTAGAAAACCTGTTCGCCGACCGTGGGAACGTGCGCGTCGTCCTCGATCCATTGGCCGCGCGCCTGATACCATTTCATCTGCTTGCCGCAGGAGCACTCGACGGGAATGACCTCTGTCATGCCGCAGATGATCGCCGCCGCGGACACCATCGCCGCGCAGTAGTCGTCCGAATAGGTGAGCTTGTGGCCGCGCGGGTGCGGGAGGTAGCTGTTGTAGGTGTCCACAATGCTTTTATGCACCGCGTCGCCGCGCACAGCGCCCTCCCACGCGGTCAGGGTCTCAAGAAACCTCTTCATTTTTCTTCTTCTCGGTCTGGGTGCCGAAGTAGAAGGCGATGATGGTCGTGAAGATCGTCAGAAACTCCGTCCCGCTGATGCTGCCGCGCAGGGCGAGCACCGAGAAAACCGCCGTGAGCACGATGGTCACGATGCTCTTGACCGTGAGCAGATTGGCAATTCGATTTTGCATTTTTGCCTCCTTTACAGAAACTGCACGGCATAGAACTGCCGCGTCTGTGTGTTGATTTTGCTGCACGCGCCGTTGATGGCGGCGACGTGCCCGCCGTCTAACATGACGGCGTATTCCAGCTTGAGCTTGTCCCGACAAAAGGCGTTGACCTGCTGCGCGGTCATGCTGCGGCAGTAGACGCCGTAGAGCAGCCCGCCCTTGTAGCCGAGGACGGTGTGGTTGGTCTTGCGCAGCACGTCGGAGTATGCGCCCGTAAAGCCCTCCGCCGCGGGGTTATAGCGGTCGAGCAGGCCAAGCCCGCCGACCGCCCACACGACATCTCCCAGCGCCGCCGCCGAGGAGACGCGGGCAATGCGCACCGCGCCGTCCGTGGTCTTATAGAGCACGCTCTCGGGCGTCGGGTAGTGGCAGCTCATGCCGCGCACGACCTTGCCGCCGCGCACCAGGATGCTGCACGGCGCGCCCTGCCAAGAAAAGCTCCCCGAGATGGCGTTTTTCGGCAGCGGCCCGCTCATGTTGACGGGCTCGATGTCCCGCGCGATGAGCGTCGGCTGTCCGTACAGCTCGACGTTAAGGGGCCAGCAGTCCGCGCCGAGCTTGGCGGCAATGTCGCTCAAGGTCTGGTTGCCGATCCAGCCGTTGTCCAGCGCCCCGACGGAGCGCTGGATGGCCTTTATCATGCGGATTTCCTCCGAGGTAGCGCCATTGACGTCTTTCATGACATTACCTCCCACTCGTCGATCTCCGACTTGATGCGGTCAATAAAGCTGTTGCCGCCGAGGGCCTTGTAGCCCCGATAGAGGTAGATGAAATCCTCAAGCTCATACTGGCGGATCGTCTGGCTCTCGCGGTGCTTGTAGTAGGTGTGCAGCATATCGTGCCGGAGCTGGCATTTGAGCGCGTCGGTCAGCTTGTCCAGCCCGAGCAGCTTGTTGCGCAGCGGCTTGACGAGCATGGCGAGCGCCGCGAGGATCACCGTCAGCTCCGAGCACAGCGCCGCCAATTTCGATAAACTTTCCATAGGCGTTGTCTCTCTTCCCGGCGGCGCGAAAAAAGCCGCCTTGTCGTGCTTGACAAAGCGGCTTTAGGTGTGCTATATTTAGGCCAGTAAGAACGGCTGCCATTGCTGGTGGCGGTCGTCCCTCAGTGAGTTTATAGCTCGAAGGAAACGCCGCTTACCGCTATGGTGGGCGGTTATTTCTTATGTCTTGTGACCGTGAAGATCAGAGACGCAAGACCGATGAGCACAAGCGAATATGTGAACATATCAGCGTATGTAACCATCGCGCACCTCCTTTGCAGGAAGTGGACAACCTTGCCGTTCTTACTGGCAGGCGAATTATAGCACAGTCTGCCGCGCTTTGTCAATTTGCCGCCCTCCGGGGCGGCTTTTTTACTTGTTCAGCTCCATGAGCTTTTCCGCGATGTCCTCGGGGATGTGGCACGTCTCCGTCTTGACGCAGTAGCCGTCCTCATCGTAGGTGAGCTTGTACTGCGGCAGGACGTAAATCTCCGTGCCGGCGCGGGAAATGTCGCGCGCCATAACGGGCTGCTTGATGCTGGTCCTGATGCCCGAATTTTCGTTCAGACCGTAGGGCATGTCGGTGACCTCGATGAGCTTGCCGTCGGATGCGATTCTCTTGTAAGTAGCCATAGTTTTGTTCTCCTTTTCTTTGTTCAAAATTTATTTATCATCAGCGTATTTCTCGCCGGTGATCTCCGAGCAGGTCGATGCAACGGTCGATAGGTTTATAGGCATTCTCTCTTTCTGCCGCTGCGCGGCTATTATTCGGTTGCTTCCGTCCAGCCGTACACGCCCGGCTCCCACACGTTGCTGTCCACGCTGCTCGTCCAGTGCTTGCCGTTGTGGCTCACCTTGTCGCCCTTGGCGTAAGCGTCGTGCGCGCCGACGGGCTGGCTCCACGCGGGCCACTCCTCCGCCGGGTCTGCCGCCACGCTCCACAGGCTCGCCGCCGTGTCCGGCGTCCAGTCGGCCTGCGAGGTGTGCGCCTGCACGCATTTGTAGAGCGTGCCGTTGTAGCGGCGGAGCTGCCCCACGGTGTAGGCGACGGGGTAGGCCCATTCGGCGAACAGCTCCGCGTGCTCGCTCGCCGTCACCTCGTCAAGCCCGCCGCTCTCCGCCAGCGCCACAAAGGTGATGCTGGCCACGGCGCTCTGTGCGCTGACTTTCGCCTTGAGCATGGCGTTTTCGTTTTCCAGCGCGGCCAGAGCGGTATTCATTTGCAGCCGCTTGGCTTCCTGAGCCGAAGTCTGCTCCTGCTGGTAGGCAATTTCATCAATTGGGGCGACAACCACCGTGTCATGCCCCGGCAGTTCGGGCTTACCGGCGATGTGATACACCGCGCCGTTCACCACCACGCCATGAGCGTCTTCCTCCGTGCAAAGGCCAAAGCAGCCGTTGTCCTGCAACTTGACCCAAGCAAGCGTTGCGACCGTGCCGAGAACCTTATCTTCCTTGATGATTTTGAACATGATCTACTATTCCTTTCTCACACCGCCCCTGACAAGGCGGGATTGGTGTTGATGAAATCGGGGATTAAACGCAGAAGCCGAAGGACACGCCCTCGGCGCTGACGGAGCTTGCGCCGCTGGCGGTGCCGCGGTTGTACACATAACAGAAGGCGGTGGTGTCGCCGGAATAAGGAGAACGCTCCCACCAGCCGTTCGCAGAACCATTGACCTTCTTAATGGTGCTGTTGCCAGCGGTGTAATACTCGTATTGCTTGCCCTCACCAGCGTAAGAATTCTGAGTAGCACCAAAGACTTCGATCTCAGACAGAAGGAACAGCTTGTCGGAAGTAGTTTCCAAACCAGAACTGTTGTTACCCACGCTGGTCACTTTGTTGACGAACTTCAACACGCTTTTCAGGTCGGAGGAAAGCTGGTCCAGCAGTGTTGCCATTGTGGAGGTACGCATAGTGGAACCACGCCAGCCGTTCACATTGGTGTCGGAGTCGTTCATGGAGTAGGTGGTTTTCAGGCAGTCAACCAACTGGAAGGTAATACCCGCCTTGGTGCGACCGCCATCTGCAGTAGTCAGAGTGTCGTGGTCAAAGCCGATGATCTGCGCCGCATAGGTCACACCGTTGACAGTAATGTTCTTCTTGTCACCGACCTTCCAGTAGTTCGGAGCCTGACCGAACTTGGAAACATCGGCGATGTTGTCCCAAGAGGCAACTTCCAGCGTAGCATCGCCCATAAAGGGATAGACATACACGATACCGATGACTTCCAGCGTGTAAACCTTGGTTTTCTGAGAACCGTTGTAAGTAAACACGATAGTCCAGTCACCCAATTCAAATGGATGCAAAATTGCATAACCAACATCCCCAACCGCAGCGGTAAGCGTTGTTTCTCCTCTGCTCATGGTAACTGTAGTGCCAACATCGGCCACTACGCGCGCTTCGGCAACCGGAATACGCGCAAGAACGTCATCAGGGACGGCGATTGCGCCAAGCCCAAGTCGCGCCGCCGTGGTGTCTTTCAGCAACGTCGCCTTATTGAGCGGCGAGCCCTCCTGCGTGGGCTGATCGGCGCGCGTGAGGTCGTAGAGGTTGGCCTGCCCGGCCACCGGCTCGAGCTTGACGCGCCCGGGGTACAAAGATACTCTGTCCTGCATATTGTCTCCTTTCATACCTCTCCGGCGTACAGCTCGCCGGAAAAGCACCACGATTTTGTGATGTTGGTAATGAGCGCGTCGAGGTCGAGCAAAATCTGCTCGATGTTGTTAGCCTTGACGTAGTTCAGCCCCGCCATGCTCGCCGGGGCATCCGGCGTGGACGCCATGACCGCAATCCGGCTTCGCAGCGTGACGATGTTCTGCCGGTAGGTTTCCATCTGCGAGGCGGTCGGCGCGTCGCTCGTCAGCCAGTCCTTTTTGACCGTCACAGGGCAGGCATAGCCGATCGCCGCGAAGCGGCCCGCGATGTACTCCACCGCCGCGCCCACGCGGTTGAGGTCGCTCGCGTTGTAAAAGCCCTTGTCGGTCTGATTCGCCACGTCCGCGCGCGTGCGGTCGGTGATGAGCTCCAACTGCACGAGGACCAACAACGTCACGGCTGCGCTTTCCCCGGCGTCATTGTAGGCGGTCAGCGCATAGGTGCAGAGCGTGGTGCCGTCCGGGACGGTGTCGGTGTAGGTCGTGCCGGTCTGATCCGCGATCTGTACGCCGTCCCGTTTGAGACGGTAGCCGGCTGCGTTTGCCGATGAGGCCCAGCTTAACGCAACGGTTTGACCGGATACGGAGGCGGCAAAATTTGTCGGGGCATCCGGCTCATAAACAACTTCCGGGCCTGCCGTAAACGTGCCCGTTCCGGCATTGGCGTAGAACTGTCCCCCGACGGTGTCGTACAGGCCGACCGCACCGGAAGCGTTTTTGCAGGGGAGGAAGTCACGAATGAGAGTGCCGGAGCTGGTCAGCTTTGCATAGTACAGCCTTCCGGAGCATCGCTCAGATATGGAGCCGTTCCGGTTTAGTGCCATGAGGGTCATGTTTGCGGCAGCTGTAAAGGTTGCCGCCGTCGGCGTCCACACAGTTTCGCCGTTTACCACAAGTCCGGCTTGGCTGAGCTTTGCGGTGATGACCTCCGAGCCATTCAGCGTAACATCCTGCGATGTCTGGTTGCCGAATGCTACCGCGTTGCACCAAATTCCAAAGCCATTGGACTGCCAGTTTTCATCACTCACCGCAATACCGCCTGCGGATGTCTGTGCCGTCTGGAATTGAACTTCCAGCGTGTACGTCTGGTCTGGCTTCGCCCCCGTATCCACATACTGCATCCCGCTGCTCTCGATGTACTCCAGCTGTGTATACCCGCTTGGTAATCCGCTCATGCCGTCTCCTCCGATCTGTCCCATGTCACCATGACAAAGCCGGCCGCGCCGTCCTTGCCCTTCTTACCCTTTCCGGGCTGCTTCGTCACGACGAATCTGTAGCCGGTGTTGATGACGTAGTCCGGCGCGCCGCTGGGATGGTACTGGTACTCTTCCCAGTAGCCCTGTCCCGGGTCGCCGCCGTCTCCGCCCGCGCCGCCGTCGCCCGTGCCCGATTCGGGCACAGCAACGCCCGTGCGGGCGAACACCTGCCCGTTGGCGATGTCCGTGTAGCCGTTCGGGTAGCGCTGACCGTTGGCGGAGGAGTAAACCCCGAAGGTGGTCTCTCCGCCCTCTGAGCCCTCCGCGCTCGGCGTGGCCGCCGCAGCGCCGCCTGCGCCGAGGCTGACGCTGAAGGTCTGACCGGCGTTGATGGTCACGGTGTCAAACCACACCTTGCCGCCCTGCCCGTCCTTGCCGTTGTCGCCGTAGCCGGAGGTCACGCCCTGCCCGGGGAAAGCTCCCGAGCCGCCGACGTAGCCGTCGCCGCCGTAGCCGCCGCCCTGACCGCCTTGACCGAGCACGAGACGCAGATGCGTCACGCCGGGAGGCGCCGTCCATGTGCCGCTCTCACGGATGATCTCAAAGGCGTCGTAGAGATACGAGCCGTCCGCCTGCAACAGCTTGCTCTGGCAGCCTTGCAGCACGCCGTCCGCGAACTGGAAGGTCTGGTAGATGCGCCGCGCCGCCGTCGCCCGACTCTCGTCGAGCCACACGGTATCCACGTCGCCGATCTCACTTGCGGGGTCGCCGCGCCCGGTCAGCTCCAGCTGGTTGCCGCCGTAGCACGAGAGGATCAGCCGCGCCGCCGTGAGCGCCTGCGCCTGCGTGTGCAAAAACGGGTTCTCGATGGTCACGGTCTTCTCGCTGCTCGTGGAGTTGCCCGAGACGACGTACTCCGTCCCGTCCGAGAGGTGGAAAATGAGCGATGCGAGGGACTGGTTGGCCTTCATCGTCGGGTAGTTGACGAGGTTTTCCAGCGTGATCTTGCTGCCCTGGTTCCAAAGCGGCTCCACCGCGAGTTTGCCCGTCTCCGCGTCCGCGCGCGGCCATGTGCCGGTCGCCATACAGGCCCAGCGCAGGATGTCGCCGCACTTCTTCCCGCTCACCGCGGCGCGGCTCGAGGCCGTGACCGCGAGGTCGGCATAGTCCGCGTCCACCGTGTAGCGATCCGCGAAGTTGGTGCCGAGCTGCGCGACGAGCGAAGCGATCCAGCCGGAGAGCGTGATGGGCAGCACCGTCGGCGCGAGGTACGCGCGGTCGGCGAGCAGCCCGATGATGTCCACAAGGTCCCACTGCATCGTCAGGCCGTTGTCGCCGGTCTTCCAGCCGTCGGAGTATTGGTAGAAGACGCCCACGCGCTTATACTCCACCGTACCGTCCGCAAGCCGCACGCCGATGTAGGCCTCCACGCCCTGCCGCTCCTCGATGCTCTGGAACAGCCCGGACTTGCTCCGCGGCTCGAAGCGCCGCGAGAGGTTGTCCATCTTGAGCGTGCAGGTGCCGTAGGGCAGCGACAGGCAGCTCACATCGCCCTGCTGTTTGCAGTCAAAGGCCGCGACGATGTCCTCCGTCCACTCCTCGTACACGCCCGGCAGGATCTCCACCACGCGCATCCGGCGCGAGGGGAGGCTCCATTTGGTCACGGTCACGCGGATGGTGTCGGGCGTCTGCACGGTGAAGCCCTCAAAGGCGACCGCGCTCGCCGTGTTGCCGGTGACGGACTTGGTAAAAAAGGTCTGCCCGGCGCTCAGGACCTCCGCCGTGAAGTCCTCGGCCACGCCCTCGAGCTCGTCGGTCGGAAAATAGACCGAGAATGCCTGCAGCACGCTGACGTCGGAAAACGTGATCGCCGCCCAGGCGGGGGAAGCAAAGCTGCCGTCCGCGCCGGAGAGCTGCGCGTCCGCGACGCCCATGTGCTTGCTCACCTGATAGTCGTCCGGGAAGATGTCGAAGGAACCGTCCAGCAGCCAGCGGTCCTGCTCCAGCGTCGCGTAGCGCGCCGTCGTGAAGCGGTAATCGTAGAGCTCCGCGGTCTTCGCCCAGGGCGCGAGGCTGTCCGCGCTGCCGCCGGTGAGCTGCATGTCCGGGTCGATGATGTGGATCACGGCCTTGAGCAGCACGCGCCGCGTGTCGCCGGTGATGGCGGCGAGATACGCCGCCGAGGACTCAATCATGCGGCCTCACCTCCCGCAGCGTGAAGCCTACGTTGTGCCAGCGCGGCACGCCGTGAGAGGTAAATGCGAAGGTCGGGTCGGTCAGACTCTCGACGAGCACCTCCGCGCTGACGAGCTCGTCTCCGTTGTCGGGCAGGAAGGCTGCCGTGAACGGCGTGCCGGCGCGGAGGACCGCGAGCGCCGCGCGGCAGGTCGTGTCGTCAATGTAGTCGGCGCTGTAGGTGATGCGCCAGACCTTGCCGCGCTCTTCGCTCACGACGCGGCCGGAGATCATCTCGACCTGCCGGCTGAGCGTCGCCGGATGCGCGCTGTAGCGGTCGCCGGAGACGTAGGGCAGCGCCACGCCGTCCAGGATGAGCTGTGTCGTCCGTACTTTCTTCATGCAGTCTCACCTACCTCCGGCGTCGAGCGGTTCACGGTGCGCAGGTCCTCGATCGTCTCGCGGTAGAACTCCTTTCCGTTGACATTCATGGTGCTCACGACGGTGACCTTCATGTCGCGATTCATCGCCGTCATCGCATTGACCGCCTGCGCGAGCGAGGCGCGGAAGTCCTGCGCGGTCATGGTGCGGCCGGTGCCGCCGTAGCGCTCGAGGGCGTTGTAGGCGTCCGCCTCGCCGCTCGTGAGCACGCGCTCGCCGCGGTGCAGCTCGGCGACGTAGCCGTCGTAGGGCACGCGGTAAAGGCCCTCGGCATGGCTGCCATCTATTTTGTAGCTATCGTACAGGGCCTGCACATCTGACGGCAGCGGGTTCTGCGGCTTACCAGAAGTAAAATCCTTCCACTCCTCGCTGTTGGAGATGCGCTCGTTGAGTTTCTTGAGCCAGTCAATGGCATTCTGAATTTTCTCGATCAGCCACGCAACCGCGCCCGCCGCCGCGTAGACGCCCTCGGCGAAAACCTCCTTTAAGCCCGCTGCAACCGGCGCAAGCGTTTCGCCGAGCTCACCCATCGCCTTATCGAGCTTCAGCTGGGACTCGTTGTAGGCCACGATGTCCTCGTTGGCGTCGCGCCATGCCTTGGCATACGCCGGGAGATTCTGTGATGTAAATTGATCGATAACCAGCTGCTGAATCTCTGCTTGACTTGTTGCAGCAGCAAGCTTTTCGTTAAATTCGTCCTCGCTTACGCCCGCCCAGTTGAGCGCGTCGGCAAAGACGCCCGTGACTTTAGCTGTTTGAATCGTCTCGTTGATTGCCTCAGAGAGGCTATCAATCGGGACAGAATCGCCATAGGTACCCCACGCGCCGATCGCTGCGTCGAGCATGGTGTTGAGGTCGTCCTGCGCCAGCCCGATCGCCTGCAGGTTGGCGATCGTCGTCGCCGTCTGTTGGTGATCTCCCAAAACGCCGTAGAGGTACTCATAGGACTCCGCCGTCTGCTCGGCTGTGTAGCCCGCCGCCTGTGAGCTGGTCTCCAGCGTGCCCATGATCTTGCGGTATTCCTCGGTCTCGTCCACGATGCCGATGATGGCGTCGCTCGCCGCCTTGAGTCCCGCGACGACCGCGCCGCCGACGAGCATTTTCTTGAGGCTGCCGAGCTGCCCGATCAGATCGCCGATGCCGCCCTTGCCGCCGCCTGCGCCGTTGAAGTCGTCGGTGGCCTTTGCCGCGTCCTTGACCTGCTTGCCGTACTCGTCGATGCTCTTGGCGCACCTGTCGGCGCTCGTGCGGGCCTCGTCGAGGTAGCGCTCGTTGGAGCTCAGCTCGCCGTTGAGGTCAATGAGGTCGGTTTCCGCCTTTTCCAGCTGCCGCTTGAAGCGCATGACAGCCTCGTCGTTTTCGCCATAGGCTTCGCCGCAGTCCTCAATGGCGGTCTGCAGCTTGGCGATCTTGTCGATCTGCTTCTGCTGCGCCTCGCGCAGCAAATTGTTTTTTGTGGTCAGAGCCTCGATGCTGTTCGCCTGCCCGCGGAATTCCGCGTCGGCGCGCTTCATCTTGTCGCTCAGCAGCCCGATCTCCTGGTTGACCTCGCCGAGCTCCTTTTTGTATTCCTTCTCGCCCTCCAGCGTCAGCCGCGTGGCGATGGTGCGTGTAGCCACTTACTCCCAGCTCCTTTCCCGGGGGACTCTGCGCGCCTCCAGCGCGAGGAGATCAATAAGCTCTCCCGGCGTCAGGATCATCGTCTCGCGCAGGCTCAGATGCAATCGCTGCGTGCCCACCTGGCGCAGCAGCAGCGCTAAATTCTCGTTTTTTTTTGAAGCTCCTGCAAAATGAGGTCGACTTCCTCTTCCTCGTCGTCCTCGTCGTGCTCGCGCCGGAAGGCCTGCTCATAAACCGCGCTGAGCGCGCGCCTCGCGTCCAGCGCGTCGAACGGGGCCATATTCGCGCGGAAATAGCTCTCCGGCACGATGGGCCGCCGATCAAGCCCTTCCCAGCGCCGCACGAGCTCGCCCTGCTCGCTCAGCTTCCACAAAAGCCAGCACAGCGCGTCGAAGCTCGCCTTGTCGCTGCCGCGGTAGAGGTCGGGGATATCCTTTTCCGTGCCGAAGCGGTCATAGATGTCCGTGAGCGCCGCGGCGTTCAGGCACAGCGTGAAGGTGTGCCCCTTGAGTTTCCATTCGGTCTTTCGCATATTTGTCTCCTATGCCGGAAACGGGCGGAGAAAGGTCCCCGCCCGTTTGTCTCAGCTCGCGCTTTCTGTGAATTTGCTGTCGATCCAGGCCTGCGCCGCGGCCTCGGTTTCGAGCGCCTTGGACTCGATCTTGCTCTTGCGGCAGGCAGGCACCGTGCCGTGGAAGCTCAGGTCGTCGCCCGTCAGCTGGATCGATGTGCCCTTGGTGTTGTAGGTCACGCCCTGCCGCACGGCCTGCACCTTGGGATAGAAAATGCCCTTGTAGAACACCTTGCCCTTGTACTTTCGCTTCGAGATCAAACCGAGGCCGCCCTGCGGGGACTCGTCGTCGAAGCTGTAGCTCAGATCGCCGTCCGAGCTCAGATTGGAGCCGAACACCGCGGCTGCAACCGCGTTTTCCAGCTCCGTCACGGAGGTGGAAACGTCGTAATCCGCGACCTCGTCCACGCGGTCCTCGACCGCGTTGTCGCCGCTGATCTCCGCCGACTGCACGTTCACCGTGTCCGCCACGGTGATGAGCGAGCCAAGGTGGACCTTCGTGCCGTATTTCGGCAGCTTCGCCGCGTTCGTGTCGGGGTCGGTCTCCGCGAACGGCGCGAAATAGAGATAGGATGCGCCATATTTTGCCATTGTGTGCCCTCCTTACAGGTCTTTTGATTTGAGCCAGTCGTCATAGACGCTGAACTCCGCCGCGGTCACGGCGTCGGCGCACTCGGCGTTCGCCTGCGCCATCCACTGCTTGCCGGGGATGTTGCGCCGCGGCGCGCCGAACTCCTGAATGAAACCGACGTCATTGTTGGTCGAGCGGCGTCGTGCGCCCTTTTTGCGCGGCTTGCGGACGACCGGCTTGCCGCGTGAGCCGCTCGGCAGCACAAGCACTGCCGGCGCGTTATTTTTGCGGCTGTCGACGTAGAGCTTCTGCTTGACCGTGATGCTGCCGGCGAGCTTGCCGGTGTCGACCAGCCCCAGCGCACGGATCTTCCGCCGCTGCGCCTCGGCTGCCACCTCGCCGCCCGCGGTCAGCATCTGCCGCTTGACGTCCTCGGGGATCTCTGCGATCTCCTGCACCGTCAGCGCGAGACCGTCGATGCCATCCGCCTTAAACTGCGCCATCGTCCTCGGCCTCGGTCAGCGCGTCGAACTCGAACACATAGTGCTGCCCGAGCTCGTCGGTCGCCGACGAAATGGTCGGAAGGGAGAACTCGTCCGTTTCCTCGATGGCCGCGGTCAGCGCCCGCCGCTTGGCGACGGTCGACGCCTTGAGCGGCGCAAGGTAGTGCAGCTGCACCCGCGCGAGCCCGACGTCGGTCCCGTCGTCGCCGGCAAGACCGGCGGTCTGTGTGTAGTCAAACGTGCAGTATTCCTCCGGCGGCGTCTCGCCCGCCTCTGTGACCAGCAGATCCGGCACGCACACCGGCACGATCGGCGTCACGACCGCGATGATTCGCTCATTCAGCGTCATACCTTGCCCTCCTGCGTGATGCGCTCGCACCAGAACTCCATGTACTTCCCCTCGTCGCCGTAGGTGTTGACGTAGAGGATGTTGTAGTCGCGCCCGTCGTAGTGGATCAGGAGCCGCCGGTCAAGCAGCTCCGGGTTCGCGCGCGTGAGAAAGCGGACCTTTGCCTCGCCGAACTCTGCGTTTGCCCGGATCAGCTCCGTGCCGCTCGTCTGCGAGAACTGCGCCCAGGTCTCGCGCACGAGCTCCGGCTCGCCGGGTACGTCGTAGCCGTCGGCGTCCTTTGCTGTCGTTTTCCGCAAAAACTGGATGCGCTTCGAGAGCTTTCCTGCGTCGACGTGCATCACGTGCCTCCCTCCGCTCCCTCGCCCGTGCCCGAATCGGGCACAGGCTCGGTGAGCTTGAGCTGGTTAATGAGACGCCGGAAGGCGGGATTGTCGCTGAGCGCCCCCTCGACCGCCGTGTCGCGCCGGTCGTAGAGGTCGAGCGCGAGGTACTTGACGCACTGCAGATACTTCGCATAGCGCGGCGAGCCGTCCTGCGGCTCGAGCACGCCCGCGTCGGCGAGGTAGGCCGCTGCCGTGTCCACAAAGCCGGGAAGCTCCGCGTCGTCCGCCTCCACGTGGCAGTAAACGGCGATGTCCGCCAAATGCTCCGTCAGCATTTCTCACGAGCCGGACTTGGGCAGCGTCGCAACGACGACGCCCTTGTCGACCACGAGGTTGCCGCCGACCATCACGTCGCCGAGGATGGTCAGCAGGCGCTCCTGCGCCTTGTAGCTCTCGTCCACGCGCACGGTGAAGTCGGAGAAGAGGCCCAGCTCATAGTTGAGCGGGTTGCCGTAGATCATGGTCTGGATCGCGGCGCTCGTGCTCGCGGTCGAGCCGGAAAGACTCGTGAGGTCGGGGCAGAGGGTATAGGGGATCACCACGCCGCCGTCGCGGATGACGCCGATGTTGGGGTTCGCCATGTCCGGCTCGATGGTGAACAGGCGGCGCTTCTCGTTCGTGCCGCGCAGCTGACCAATGGCCTTGAGGTCGGCCTTGGTGAGCAGCAAGCGGGCGCTGCCGCCGACCTCGGTGTCCGCGCCGTAGGCAAAATAGAGTGTGTCGAGCAGGTCGACGTCCACCGCGGCCACGTCCACGCTTGCGAAGATGTTCGCGCCCGCCTTGTTCTTGGCGTTCTTCATGCCGTAGAATACATGGCTGCTCTCACCGTCGCCGTTGACGATCAGCTCGGAGCCTTTGCGGCGCATGGCGCGCAGCGCCATGCCGAAGATCTTGGCGTAGTAGTCCGCGGGGGTCAGGTTGCCGATGTTGCGGTCAACGAAGCTCGTCACGCTCATGTCGTAGGGCTTGATCTGCGCCACACCGAAGGTGGGGTCGGTGCTCGCCGTGCGGGCCTTGCCGGCGGTGGACGCCACCGTGCCGACCTTCGCGTCCAGCTCAGAGATGACATAGGGCTCCTGATACTCGCCCATGCCGGAGAGGTTGACGACCTGCACCTGGTCGATGATCGCGCTGATCGGTGCGTCGCCGCCGCGGATGTCGCGGCCTACGCCGGTGGGCTCGGCGAGCGTGGTGGTCGCGAGCGTGATGGCCTTGCGGACCTCCGCCGCCTCAAACTTCACCTCGCCGCCCTTGCGCAGGATCTCCGCGCGCTCGAGCGCCTTGTCGCGCGCCTCCGCGGGGTTCTCCTGTTTTTCGAGGAACTTGCGGTCCTGCTCCTCGATGAAGGTCTTGACCTCGGTGATCTCGCTGTTGAGGTTCTCGATCTCGGTCATCTTGCTCCGATAGTCCTCGCGCTTGCCCTCCTTGAGCAGGCCCTCGGCCTCCGTAAGCATGCCGGCGCGCTTCGCCAGCAGGTCGTTGTACTTTCTGCGCATTGTGTGCCTCCTTAAAATCTCATTTTTTCAAGCTCTAAGGCGGCTTCGTCCGCCCAGTGCTCGTTGTTATCCGCGCCCTCCGGCGCGTGGGTCTCTTGCATTTCGGCGCCGCCGTAGCGCTTTGCCTTCACAACGCCGGCCTCCGGCTGTGCGGGCACGGCCACGAGGCTCACCTCGTAGGCGTCCGCCGCGCCGTCCAGCTCGAAGTGGCAGAGCTGCCCGTCATACTCTCGGCCCGGCCAGTGCTCGCACAGCGTCTTGCGCTGGTCCGCGCCGCAGATCGAGCAGTTGACGTGCTCCACCGCGCAGCCCACGCTGCACTCGCGCAGGATGCCGCCCTCGATGGCGGCGATGGTGTCCGCGGCGCCTGCCGTGCGGACCATGTAGCAGCTGAGCACCAGACGCTTGACCTCGCCCTCGTCCGCCACCTGTGCGTCGTACACGCGCGCGGTCTGCGTCTCCGCGCTCCAGCGGTGGTCACGAAGCACGGGCTTGCCGATGTAGAGTTTGCCGAGCTGCTCAAGCGTCGCCTCGGTGAAGCGCTCGCCGTCGCGGTCGATCTGGTTGTCGCAGGCAGCCAGACGGAAGGCGAACACCTCGTCCGCGCTCAGCTCACGCAGCGCCTGTGCGTTGATGAGGGCAAGCTCCCGCTCGCCCACGGCGGCCTTTTCGATCCGTGCCGCCTTAAAGATCATATCCATGCGGTTTACTCCTCTCCGGCGGCCGCGCCGCCGTTTCTCTGCGCGCTCAGCTCCGGCCACAGGTCAAGCGGCACATAGTTCAGGCTCGCGCGCCTGCGGTTGCCGCCCGGCACGTTCGGCAGATCCTCCAGCGCCGCGATGTCGTCGGGACTGAATACGCTCAGCTCGCTCATCGTGCGGTACCAGTTCGCGCGGCTCGCCGTGTCGCCCTTGAGCTCCGCCATCATGTTGATGCGCAGCTCCAGCCCCGCCGCCAGCTCGCTGTCGGTCAGCAGCTTGTAGCTCTGTTCCTCCTCGTACTGGGTCACGATGGGGTGCAGCGTGCCGACGACATACTCGATCGCGTTCTGCTCGTTGCTGCCGTAGGCCTGCTTGCCCTCATTGAGCTTGTAGAGCGGCACGCCGAAGTAGCGCGCGATGTCCGTGATCGACAGCTGCTTGTTTTCCACAAACTGCGCGTCGCGGTTCGTCCCCGCGATGCTCGTGTACTTGAGGCCGAGGTCAAGGATCGCCGTCCGGTGCGCCTTGCTCGGCCCCATGTGGACGCGCTCCCACTCGGCGCGCAGCCGGTCCTTCTTGGTCACGAGCGAGCCGTCCGCCGCCTTGACCGGATTTCCCTTGGTGTCCAGCACATAGCCGCCGAGGTCGGTGTCGGTCTCCAGCACGCCGCCCGGCTGCCCGCCGTTGGCATAGTAGCTCAGCTCATACTCCTGCGCGGCCCGCGCCGCGGCGATCACCTCGCCGGCGCGCGTCACCGTGCCGAGACCGAGCAGGCCGTTGCGCGTGGCGTTCTTGTAGTGGCACACGTCCTCGTTCGGCAGCCGCATCACCTCGCCGGAGAAGGGATGCGTCACGTCGTACCACACGCGCCCCGCCATGTCGTGCCAGGGCTGCACCAGATACCACGGCACCGGGATCAGCTCCACCGGTTTGCCCGTGCGCTCGTCGCGCACGATCCAGTCGTAGCCGTTGCCGCCCTCCAGGCGGCTCGTCTCCAGCACCTTCTTGCGAATGAACGGGGTCATGGCCTCGTTCGGCCGGATGTTCAGCAGCCGCAGCAGCTCGTGGTCCGTGCGCTCGCGCGTCCTCGTGTCGATCACATAATTCGGCAGCTTCGCGATGCTGTCGCTCAGCAGCTCAATGCAGCGGTCGACCGCGCTGAGCTTGCGCGCCGCGCTCTGCGGGTCCTCGCCGACGGCCAGACCGCCGGAAGCTGTCAGGCTGCCGACCGTTACGGACTTGCTCACGGTGGGCGAGCGTGCGGTCGCCGCGCGCAGGCCCTTGATGATGCTCATGCTTGACCATCACTCCCTTCGTCGTTTGCACTATCGTCAAAGCCGTCAATGACGGCCATTGCGATCATCATAATGCCGCCCACGATCAAGCCAGCGGGCAGGTAGATCATGCCCGCGCCGAGCGTAATAAGCAGCACGCCGAGCAGCAGCGCGGCGTCTCGCAGCTTTTCCACAGCCTTCCTCCTCACAGCGTGAAGTCCGCCCGTGCCACCGCCGCGGCAAGATCGGGCTTCTGATTCCTGGCAACCATCCACACGGCCATCACGATGATGCTCGCGACCGCCGGGTCGATGCGCCCCGTTGATTTATTCTTGAGCGGCTTGATGTTGCCGTTTCCGTCCGCATGGCAGCGGACGTTTCCAAAGGTCCAGCGGAAGCAGGTGTTGTGGACGTGCAGCAGCGTGTGCCGCTGCATCATGTCGTCCGTCTCCTTCATCGCGGGGCTCATGTTCTTAAGGTCCTGCGGGATCTCGATGATCGGCACGATCGGCGCAAGCCGCTGCGTGATGGTCCGGCTCAGATACGGGTCAAAGCCCACCATGCGCAGGTCGTAGCGCTCCCGCGCCTCGCGGATGCGCTCCTCCACCGCGCCGTAGTCGATGACCTCGCCGGGGCAGAGGTCGAGAAAGCCGGCACGCGCCCAGTCCCGGTAGGGGACGTGGTCGCGCTTTTCCGCCTCGTCCACCGTCGCCTCGGGCCGCCAGATGCCATAGGGCAGCAGCACCGCCGTGTCCAGCCCCGGCTGGGGCGGGAAAAGCAGAACAAAGGCCGTCAGGTCGCGGCTCGTGGAAAGGTCCACGCCGCCGTAGCAGAGCTTCCCGTCCAGCTGCCGCAGCCATTCCTCGCGCTCGCGCTTTTTGCTCGGCCCCCATTGCGTCTTGTCATAGAGGTTGAGCGAGATCCAGCCGACCGACTTCGTCGTGATCCATTGGTTGAGCCGCAGCCATCGGAATACGCGCTCCTCGGCTTCGCTGCGCTTTGCGCTCGCCGCCTCCATGCGGATGTTGCGCAGGCTCAGATGCTTGCCGAGCGAGGGGTTGCAGAGATACCACAGGCTCTCGTCCCAGATGTCGAGCTTTTCCAGGTCGTCCGGATCATCGCCGAACATCGCCGTCAGGCCGTAGAGGATCGGCAGCCAGTTTTCCTCGTCACGGCCGAGCAGCTCGGCCTCCGCGTCCGCAAGGTCCTCGTCCCCGACATGCCGGAGGGAGAGGACCGAGCGAACGTCGCCGCCATCGCTCTGAATGCGCCGCAGCTGCCGCGCGTCGCGGATGCCCACAGCTTTCTCGTGGATCTCCCAGCCGATGGAGCTGCGGTCGGGGTCGTCGCCCGCGGTCGTCAGCACGATCCATGCCGGCTGCCGTCGGCTCGCGCCCGCCGCGCCGGTCATGACGTCCCACAGCTCACGGTTGGGCTGCGCGTGCAGCTCGTCGAAGATGACGCAGCTCGGCTTGTAGCCATGTTTACTGTACGCCTCGGCGGAGAGAACCTGCAGAATGCCGACCGTGATCCACTTGTACCCGCCGTTGCCGGTCTTCACGCGCTTGCGGTACTCGATGCGCTTGCGGCTCTCGATGGGCCGCAGCTCGCCCTGGGCGATCATCTTCGCCGTCCACGGCGCGCTTGTCGCCATAAAGATCGCCGCGTTGTAGACGATCGAGGCGTTTTCCTTGTCCGCCGCGCAGACATAGACTTCCGCGTTCAGCTCGCCGTCCGCGAAGAGGTGATAGAGGGCCAGCGCCGCAGCCAGCTCGCTCTTGCCGTTCTTCTTCGGGATCTCGAGGTAGAGATACCAGTACCGGCGCAGCCGCTCTGCGCCCTCCTCCGTGCCCGATTCGGGCACGTCCATCGTGCCGTAAAATTCCATCAACGCCTCGCGCTGCCAGCCGTAAAGGCAGAAGGGCTTGCCCGTGTCGGTCGTCGGCAGTCGCTCGACAAAGTCGCACACGAACTGCCCCGCCTCGCGGTCGAAAACGTATGCCATGCTACAGGCTCCGCGCCAGCGCGTCCGCCTGCCGCTGCCGCAGCCGCGCCGTGAACTCATCCGTCCCGCTCTCCGGCGTGAACGCCGCCGCGGGCAAATTGCTCGGCAGGACCAGCCGGCAGCGGCTCGAGACCGTCAGGCCCATGTCGTTCGCGCAGTTGCGCGCCTGCTTGAAGTAGCGCTCCTGCACGCGCCCCCAGCGGTCCACCGTGTCCGCGTCGCGCGGCTGCGCGCTCAGCGCGCGCTCCACCTCCAGCGTCGCCACCTGGTACTCGTGATGGGCCATCAGATAGCGTCCAAGATTGTCGGCGTCGAGATCGGTGTAAAGGCCGACGTCAATAAGCTGACGCCCCAGCGCGCGGAACTCGCGGTGCAGCGGCTTCGGCAGCCATTTGGGCGGCTTCGCCCGCTGCGGCGCCGGCACCACCACCTCACGGTCGCGCCGCGCGTCCTCCTCGGCGCGCGTCAGGTGTTTGCGCCCGTTCCTCACGACCAGGTCGGTCGGTTGTCTTGTTCCTGCCATCTCCGCGCTCCTTTCTGCGCTGCCGCCGAATATATCGCTCCATGTCCCGCTTGAAATACGGGCTTGCCGTCGCGGCCATGATCCGCTCAGCTTCTTGCACGGTCATTCAGCAGCACCGCCTTTTCCCCAGTCATCTTTTCCCACCGGTCGATGATGACCTGGCCATACTTAGGGTCGATTTCCATCATGTAGCACGTCCGCCCCAGCTGCTCACAGGCGATCAGCGTGGTTCCGCTGCCTCCAAACAAATCCAGCACGGTTCCGTTTTCTGCGGAGCTAATTCTTACCTTGTCAGCAACGATCTCCATCGGTTTCATGGTCGGATGCAGATCAGCTCCGCCATCTGTCCGCCCTTGGAGTTTTGAGGTCACGTAAAACTTTTTGTAAACAGAGGTTGGCTTCAACGAATTATTCCAGATTCTCCCTTTCCGGCTGAAATACATCAGATACTCCACATCTGGAAGAAAACGCTCATGCGTAAACGGTGTTGGGTTTGTTTTCCCCCAGAACAAAATGTCATAGTTAAATTTCTTAAAAATCTCGATGTATTTGGCAATCCCATTTTTGGACGTAAAAATATAAAACGAGTGAATCCCCATTTGGGGGAGATAGCGCAAAACATAAGGGTCAAAGTTTACGATGCCTTTAATGCGGCTCTTGCAGTTTTTCAGGCTTGACGCAAAGCATCCGCGGCCGCGTATTTCCATGTCATAAGGCGGATCTGTAAATACCATTTGCGGCTGCGCTTCCCCCAGGAGCATTTGTACGTCATTCAAAGACGTAGCGTCGCCGCACATAAGCCTGTGCCGTCCGAGCTGGTAGATGTCGCCCTCGCGCACGGTGGTCTCTTCCGGCACGCTGCCGTCATAGTCATCCTCGTGCGCTTCCGGCTCGCTCTCAGGCTCATCGCCTGCAAGCGAGATAATCTCCGCCATCGCGAAGCCGGTCAGGTCGGTATCAAACTCCAGCGCCTGCAGCTCCTGCATCTCAAGTTTGAGCCGTCCGGCGTCCCACTCGCCCGTCTCGGTTAGCCGGTTGTCCGCGATGATGTAGGCACGCCGCTGCGCCTCGGTCAGGTCGCTCACCGTCACATACGGGACCTCGGTCATGCCTTCGGCCCGCGCCGCCTCCACGCGGCCGTGACCGGCGATGAGGTTGTGCTCCTTGTCGATCAGCACGGGCGAGACGAATCCAAACTGCCGCAGGCTGCGCCGCAACTGCTCAATCTGGTCCGGCCCGTGGATCTTCGCGTTGTTCTCGTAAGGGATCAGCTCGTCGATGCGTATTGTTGGCAGGTCCTTGACCGCCACGCGCACCGGCGTCTGCCCTGCTGTCTGCTTCTTTCCCATGCCTTGCCTCCTGTCGTTTTTCTCCGATGCAGTCCCCGGCCCTCGACGAGCGAGAGCGCGGGGGACAGAACCGTGAAGGCTATGGCCGGCTTCAAGAGCCGGGGACCACACCGGACGCTTTAGTATTCGCCCCACCGGGCCTACGTCAATACACCACGCATCAAGCGCAGTCCTTCGGCCCAGGCAGGGCGGCGTTTGCTTTTCTTTGCTCCTGCGCATCTGGCCCACCGTCGCGGCAGGCCGTCCCCGCGGCGCTTCTGCTTGCGGCGACAGCGCCGCGCACTCGAATGCTTAGTCGCTTTCTCCGCCACCGGCGGCGCTCCTGCGCATTCCCCGCCCCTCGCGATTCGAGGGCCGCGGGGTAGGAGGAAATTCATGACCGCCCCGGTCAAAGAGCGGGGAACACGCAGGAGCTTTTCGAAAATTCCCCGTGGGGAAAAAATCTCGCACGAGGGAGGGCCGGCGGTTTCCGAGGGCAGCGCCCAAACTTTCTGACCCCGGGGAGGGGGCTGCAAGGAAGCCCCGCGCGACGCTCTCGCGACGCGCCCGAGCGCCCAAGCCTACTGCCGCGCCGCAGCGCCGCGGCGCTTTGATTTGCTGCGATTCTCGTGCATTTCTCGCGCCGTCTTGCGGCTATGGCAGCTGTGGCAGAGGCTCTCGAGGTTGCTACGGTCGCAGAACTTTGACCAGTCGCCCTTGTGGTCGACGATGTGGTCCACGTCCGTCGCGCGGACCCGCCGCCCGTGCCGGGCGCACTCGCGGCAGAACGGCTCGCGCAGGAGCTGCGCCGGCCGAAGGTCGAGCTGCCACTCGTCGGTCTGGTACATCCAGCGCCAGGACTGCGATTCTTCACTGCGCCGGTCGCCGCGCGGCCGATGGGCGTCGCAGTATCCATCGCTCACCAGCACGCAGCAGCCGGGATGCCGGCAGGGTCGGAGCGGCTTTAAGGCCATCGGGCTATCATCTCCGGGCAAAACAAAAAGCCTGCACCGACACAAACCGCATACAGCGGATCATGTGGCGCAGGCGCTAAGGCACAGGCACTCGTCGATATTCACGATGGACTCCATCCGGCAGCACTTGCAGTAGACCGGCAAGTCTTTTGCTCTGGTTCCGGGATCGAGCCGAAGGACTTTGCCGCGCCCGCATCTCGGGCACATCAGCCATCCGTCCTTTGTGACCAGTTTACCATCATTCCGTTTTGATTGCAACACTTTTTGCCTCCTTTTTGCCTCTTGTCTACAAATAAAGCATAGCGTACAAGTAAAGACGTTCTATAGAAGTATTATCTTAGATTCATTAGTCTAAAATAAAAGTTCTTGCGTTTTCTGGCGGTTTTGCGATCCAGTCCGCATACTCGATGCGCCAGCTCGCCATGCCGTTCACCTCGCGCGCCAGCGGCCGCGAGCGCTCGTTCCAGAAGGTCTCACGCGGCATCGCGGGCGCTCGCGTCTGCACGCGCACCGTGCGCGGAGGAATCAGCTGCCGCATCCCGCGCGCCACGCCCCACGGATGTTTCCCGAGCGGGATCATCTCGTCCGGCTTGCAGAAGTACCGCGCAAGCCGCCGGTACCCGCCGTCGCGGCTGAGCACGGGATACTCCTTATAGCCCGGATTGACGAAGCCGTAGCCCCACAGGAACTGAACCACGGCAAACGGCAGGTCGTCCTCGCTTGCCACAAAGTGGATGTGCCAGCGTTTATTGCTGTGCCCCGCCTCCACCGCATAGACATAGCGCCGGATGCTCGGGTCGAAGCGCCGCACGCGCTTGCAGAACGCGGCAAAGCATCGCTTGACGTCCTCGAAGGACGCCGGCAGGTGCGCATCGTCGAAGGTCAGAACATAGTGGACGCCCAGGTAGCCGAAGAGGGCGAGGTAGAGCTCCAGCTTCTCCGCGCTGGAGCTCCACATGGAGGGCAGCGCGGGCGAGCCGCGGCACTGCTGCTCGCCCGCCCATGAGACGAGGCGGAACCGGTCGGTGGTGTAGGTCTTGGTCAGCGGCCCGCTCCGCTGCGTGACCACGCACAGCTCACTCATACATGCTCCCGACCATCCCAGCGACCGCGCCGGTCATGTCGCCGCGCAGGATGTGTTGGATATGCCTCTCATACATATTGAGGACGATTTCCTGGTTGATCCTGCGCAAGCAAAAAGCATGAGACATATTCCCGTCACACAGGTCTGCTGCCAGCGCCGCAGTGTTCCGATCAAAGCCTATAGCCATCAGCAGCTTGATCATCCGTTTTCTTGTCATTTCATCCCTCCGTATCCGAGCTTGTCCAGACCCGCGTTGACCGCGCGCCAGTGCTCAATGTCAAACTTCCCGTCGTTGCGCTGCATCAGGTAGAGTTTCGAGGCGTCCAGCCCGCAGGCCTCGGAGAGCTTGATCATCGAGCCCGGCCCCTTTTCCGACCAGTACCGGTTCAACCGGGCGTGGATGTCCGCTTTCTCGCTCGACGCCTTCCCGGCAAACCGCGGCGTTGCCTGACCGACCGCCAACGGCAGCTTGATCTCCGTCGGCTTAGGCACGTCGGGCTTCTCCTCGGGCGGTCTCTCCGGCGGCTCGACCGGCTTCGGCTCCGGTCGGCTCACGCCCTTCGCCGCGGGGATGTCGGGCAGCTCCTTCTTGGGAGGGCCTTTTTCCGTGCCCGAATCGGGCACCGAGCGGACGACGCGCCCGCCAACGACCAGCCCGCCGCCTCCGCCCGCAGGCGTCGGCCTCGACCCGCCGATCACGACAGGCACGGCGTTCCCCGCGACTACCTCTACCGCGCCGAGCGGGAGAAATTCCTCGACCGCATAGGTCGTGCCGAGCGGCAGCACCAGCGTGCCCGCGCCGAGCGCGTCGCACACATAGGCGCGGAACGCCTCGAGCTGTTTGACGTCGGCGTGCAGCTCCGGCAATTTGACGATCAACACCCTGTTCCACGTCATAGCTCCACCCCTTCCAGCACCCTGCGCAGGTCGATGAAGCGTCCGCCAAGGCCCTTGTCCACCAGCTCCTGCAGCGCGTCGAGCGTCAGCTCGGCGTCCTTGGCGCGACACACGTCCTCGCACAGGCTCTCCATGTCGCACAGCTTCGCGGCCGCGCCGTAGAGCCGCGCGGGGCAGGAGAGCAGGCTCACGCCCTCGATGCCCCACGCCCCGTCCGGCGTCTTGTAGGTCAAGCGTCTAAATTCAGGCATTGTCCGCACCTCCGTCCATTTTCGCCCCGCAGTTGGGGCAGTACTTCGGTCATACCCACTGGGTTATCATTGTAGCGTCCTCTCCGCAGCAGGAAAACCTTCGGCGGTAGCGCCCATCCTCAAGCGATCCGACAATGCGTCCATGCACCACTGGGGCCACGTCGGCAGCCGTCTGTGCGTCTACCTCGCATATCACATCTTCCAGCAAGCCGCAACCGTGTGCGTCGTCAACGTCAGCATGAGCATCGCGCCAGCCATCTAAAATATCGCGCAGCGCATCACGGTCGATGTATTCATTCATCGTTCTCAATCATTTCCCGCAGCCGCCGGACCTTGTGTGCCCGCTGCTCCGCTACCGCGTCCTCGACCTCAAACTCGATCGCCATCTGGTCGAGCATGATCCCGACGTCGGCGATCTCCTCGGCGATGTTGGCGAGCGTGCCGCCGTCTATGCGCCCGCGCAGGAACTTGCACAGCACATCCTGCAGCTCGGCCATCTCCTCAAAGACCATCGTGATCTGCGCCTGCGCGCCGTAGCGGCTGAGCGCCGCGCAGAAAGTCCTGCGTTCCATGTTAGTCATTAGCTGCCTCCTTTGCATCCTCTTCAAGCTGCTTTTGGTAAAGCAGCTCCAGCTCGTCGT